GAGAAGATCACTGGCTCGTATAGCACGACTGCCGGCGACGACAGCAAGGCGCAAGAGAAGTTTTCCCGCGAGGGAATTACATGGAGCGCGGAGGGACACATCATCGTATGGGAAGTCTGGACGCACTGTGGCTGCAATAACTGGCTGTGCGAGACGTTCTCTCCCTCCGCGCCCGAGGTGGACATCCGCCCGCCGATGGAGTCGCCGTATGCACACGGCAAGCCGCCCTTCGTGGCCTTCAGCTACGAGATCAAGGACAAGGGCTGGTATTCCCCGCGAGGCGTGATGGAGCAGGTCGCCGTGTTTGAGGTCGAGGCCACGCGGGCGATGAACGAGAAGAACGACGCGACCACCCTCTACAATCGCCCGCTGTTCAAGAGCGCGAGGGACATTCCCAACAGCGCGAACCTGCGCTTCAAGCCGGGAACGATCCTGCCCTACGACATAGCTCCGATCCCGATGCCGCAGCCGCCCATCTCATTTGACTCGCAGATGATGATCGCTCGGGAGCTTGCCCAGCAGCGCATCACCACGCCGGACTTCGGCATCTCGTCGGTGGTGGACGCAGCGCAACGCCGCACGGCGACGGAGATTCAAGCCATCAGCGGCCTGCACCAGCAGTCCTCGGACTTGCGGATGCGTATCTTCCGCATCGGCCTCGCTGAACTCTACCGGCTCTCTTGGAGCTTGTTGCTGCAATACAATAAGTCCTCCCTCAACTTCTGGTATATCGACACCGTCAAGAGCGTGCCGCAGGCCGGACTGCATGAGCAGTATGGTATCATTCCCAGTGGTTCCGCCGACGGTGTGAACAAGCCCCTGCTCGTCCAGAAGGTCTTCCAACGCTACCAGCTTCTCAGTGGTAATCCCTTCATCGATCAGGGCGAGCTTGTGAAGTCGGTGCTTGAGGCCGACGACGCCACGCTGGTCCGCCGCCTGTTCGTCGAGCCGCAGAGCCAACAGGCCGAGCAGTCCGAGGATCAGGCGCTGGAGCTTTCCATTCTACGCTTGGGCTTCCCGGCTACCGTTCGACCTACCGATGACCACAAAACGCACATCCAGACGTGTCTGGCTTATGTGCAATCCCGTGTCCAAACAGGGTCCGCAACCGAGCCACTGGAAGCCCAAGCCCTTCAAGCGCACATCGTCGCCCACATCGAGGCCATCCGAGCCACCGACAAGAAGACGGCCAAGGAAGCCGAGGACGCGGTGCAGATGGTCTTTGAGCAAGTCGCGCAGTTTGAGGCGCAGCGCCAGCAAGCAATGTCACAGCAACCGAATGTTCAACCTAATCAAATCCCTACTGGCCCGCCCCCCGGCGCTCCAGTTGCCTGAGCCAGAAGAGTGGAACGCGGCAGACGCGCTGGCGTTGAACGGACTCCTTAAGACGGAGGCCGGCAAACGCCTTAGCTCTCACTTGCGGCACCTCGTTTTTTCCGAGTCGATGCGTCTCCTATCAGACGGCAATCCGAGCGAGAGCTTGGAATACCGCGTGGGTCGGGCTGCCGGAATCAAAGCCGCCGTCGCGTATATCGACGCGCTGGCGTATGTGGAAACGGCGGACGACAACGAACATGAGTGAATCAAAACAATCTGTAGCAGAAGCTCAGGTGCAACCAGCCGAGTCGGTGAGCCAGCCTGTGGAAGTTAGTGAGCGCGATAACCTAATAAAATCGTTGGCCGCGCACGACAGTCGCGGTGAATTAGGTAGCGGGCTCAGTGAGCGTAGCCAAGTCCTCCCCCTCACAGTGGACGTTCCAAAGGAAGGCAAGCCAATCGAGGCTCAAGTTGAACCAGTGCCAGATGCAACAGCGAAAACAGAACCCGCTGAAGAGTCGAAGTATGCGAAAGCAAAGGACCGACTCGGTAAGCAGTGGGGCAAACTGACGGAAGAAAAGGAAGCTCTCAAGCGCGAGCGGGAAGCCGCCGCTGCTGAGAAAGCCGAAGCAGAATCGTATAAGACCAAGGCGCTCCAAGAAGTCAAGGAGGCACGGCAGAACGCTGACATACGGCCTGAGTCGTATGAAGAAGTGGCCGAGCGTTTCGCTGAAGAGGGTCGCGACGATCTTGCCAAGGCAGCACGCGACAAGGCCGCTGCCATGCGCGACTCACTCAAAAAAGAGCGAGCCGAGTTTGAGCGAAACCGGGCCGAGACTGCGTGGGCCAAGAACTTCCAAGAACTCGTCAATGTTAGCCCAGAACTGGCGACGGATGGCTCCGAGCTTAACAGCGCGGTGAAGCACATCCTGAAACAACGCCCTGTGTTGCAGACCTATCCCGACGGCATTAAAGACGCCGTGGAGGTCGCAAGGTTCTACATCGACGGCAAGAAGGCCCAAGAGATCACAAAGGAGAGGGATTCGCTGCTGCAAAAGGTGCAGGAACTGGAGAAGAAGTTGCAGCCGGGTGGCGCAAGCGCGTCGCCCATTGAGCGCAGTAAGCAGTTTGATTCGTTGGGGAGCGACGCACAGAGGGATTACCTTCTGAGTCGCTTTCGCGAGTCGGACGACATGGCGCTCAGTCGGTAAACTGACGGTATAACATCAACATCATATGGCTACGACAACGTCCTCCACGGTCAGCGATCAGTTTCGCACTTACTTCAGCAAGGAGTTGCTGAAGAAGATCACCCCCAAGCTCCAGCTTCAGGCTTTCGCTAAGAAGGCCGCGTTGCCCGAGCGCACCGGCAGCAAGAACATCCGCTTCTTCCGCTTCAACGAGCCCTCCACCTCGACCATCGTGCAAGTGTCCACGGAAGGCACGACCCCCGGCAGCAGCGAGAAGTCGCTCGCGCTGGAGTATGTCGAGGCGACGCTCCTGCAATACGTCCAGACCATCGGCATCTCGGACATCCTGACGGCCACCGAACTCTTCAATCACGTCGAGGAAGCCGTGCGCCAGCAGGGTGAAGACGCCGCGCTCCACTGCGACAACCTCATCCGCGCCGAGTTGGCGTCCAACATCGCGAACAAGCAGTATCTCTACGGCGGCAGCGCGACGAGCTACGGCACGGTGGGAGCTACCACCGGCATGAGCGCGTCCGACGTTCTCGACGCGGCGACCAGCATCAAGCGTTACTCGGCTCGGCCCGTTGGCAACAGCTACGCGCTCGTTGTCCCCGTCGAGGTCAGCCGCGATCTCCAGCGCGACACCAACTGGCTCAACGTGTCCGCCTACTCCGCGCCCGATGGCTTCTTCAACGGCGAGGTCGGGAAGATCTACGGTTGCCGTGTCTTGGAGACCACGAACGGATGGCGTTCCACCACCCAATACACCTACGCGGGTGCTGGCGCGAACTTCAGTTCGTTCCTCATCGGTCAGGATGCGTTCGGCGTGCCGAATCTCGCAAGCCAGTCGCCCTTTTCTCCCCGCGTTCTTCTGGCCGATGGTGCCGACAAAGCCGACCCTGCCGCCCTCAAGACCACAGTCGCGTTTAAGAGCTTCTACGCTGCGAAGGTTCTTCAGCCGAAGCACATCTGCGAGATCTACACCGGCACTGGTTTCGCTGCCTAATAGGCAACCCAATCCTCGCCTCTGGCATAAACCAGAGGCGGGGACTTTCTCATTAAACATATGCCCTACAGTATCAAAGTGCCGCTCGCGGCGGTGCAGGTTGATGACGGAACCGGCGTCATGGTCGCTCCTGAAAAGGGCGACATGGTCTCCGTCACCATCGAGGCCGATGTGGTGGACATCAAGGACGGCTGGGTCAGCGTTTACGCCAAGACCGCCAACGGCCAGCCCATCGAGGCGGAAGTCAAGGAAGAGATGCCCGTCAAGCCCGAGGGTGCGCCCCAGCGCGAAGAGATGCTGGCGATGCTCGCCGAGCGTGAACAGTCGATGATGTAGGCCATGCCTGCTTACGACTTCAAAAACGAAGACGGTGTCGTCAGGGAGTTCATAGTCCCCGGCGGCACCGTCTTTTTCCAAGCGGACGGCAAGGCGTGGAACCGGGCGAGCGAGATCCACGCGGTATCGGTGGTCGGATTGTCGAGCGGAAGCCACACGGACGATGTGCGGCGCGGGTATTATGCCCAAGAATTGAAGCAGGGCAGCAATTTCAAAAGCAAGTTCACCAAAAACCAAATCAAGAAGGCTTGGAATATCTGATATGAAACACGAAGAGCAACTTTCGCTGGGCATGGGCCGCTACGGGATGCAGATGATCCCGCCCTCAACCGGGGTCACGGCCAAGTTCGCCGCGCTCCACTTCATCGCGGCTGGCGAGCTTGACGTGCTGACCAGTTCCCAGCCCCTGATCGGCACTTTCACCGGCATCTCCTACGCTGCCGGCACGGTGCTTTACGGCCCGTTCACCGCCGTCACCACCGACGCCACGGCCCGCGTCATCGGATACTTCGACACCCGCCGCTAATGCTAGGACTCGGACACAGACTTGGGTTCGTCGCCCAGCCGACTTCAGGAGCCATCGCACCCGGCAGCATCGTGATGGACAACTTGGTGCTGTGGCTGGACGCCGGCAACGTCGCCAGCTACCCCGGCACTGGCACGGTGTGGACGGACATTTCGACCAACGGTTTCGTGTGCAACCTTGTCAATGGGCCAACTTATAGTAGTGGCAACGGAGGCAGCATAGTTTTCAACGGCATGGACACCTACGGGACCATCGCACACGACGTGGACTTCGCCCTCGGCGCTGACGACTTCACGCTTGAGGCGTGGGCACGCACCGAGGGCCACGCGACTGACTACTATCAGGTTCTTCTTAGCAATCACAACGGAGGAGTCGGCGGCGGCTACTACTTCAACGGAGTCAACGGAGCAAACGCATACGGACAAGTCCTTGGACAGACCTCTGAGGCTTACAGCAACCACGGCGAGACGCCGATTAACGTGTGGTCGCACATCGTCGCGTCTAGGCAGTCCGGCTTTGTCACGTTCTATGTCAACGGCGTGCCTGGAGCGCCGGTGGAGTTCACAGAGAGCCTTTTATCGTATTACCCAATGGCAATCGGTAGCCAACTCCTTTACACAAGCTACCCAGCCCCTGCGACTGACTCGCTTTACGGCTGGAACGGGAAACTCTCCCAGATCCGCATCTACAAAGGCAAGGGACTCACCGCCGCCGAGGTGCTGTCTAATTACAACGCCCACCTAGCAAGATACTGATGAACCTCAACTGCATGATCGTGCCGGTGTCCGAGCTTGGGGAGGTTGACTTTTCGCTGGTCACGCAGACCAGTGCGGCTACCTGCCGCCGCAGCGTGGACAGGACGAAGGCCATCATCAGTTGGCGCGGCGGGGCTCCAGCGTTCGTTTGGGAGATCAATGGATCGGAAGGCCCGATGTCGTTCTCCGACCTCAAGGTGAGGCTCCTAGAGCCAGCGTGGGCCCATCCAGCACCGCGATGACTGTTCTGGAACAAATGGCGGCAGAGGCGCAGGTCCACTACGAGAACACTTCACTCGACATGGGTCGGCTCGGGATGCGGATGGTCCCACCAAACTCGTCAGCCACCGGGGCGATGGCATCGATCAGGTTCCTAGTCGCCGGCCAACTGACAACCCTCGAAAGCGCAGACCCGCTGCTCGGCACTTTTACCGGAATCACCTACCCGGCGGGGACCGTGCTTTACGGCCCGTTTAAGGCTTTGGACACGGACGCAACGGCTCGCGTCATCGCTCACATCGAGAATCGCAGGGTGCAGTATGCAGACCTCGACCTTGAATTTGGTGGGTCAATGCTGACCGAAGACTATTTCACAATAGATTTGGAAGCGTAAAACAATATGCCAGACACACGAATCTCCGACTTGACGGTGTTGACGGCACCGGCTGCGGGCGACCTCATCCCCATCGTTGACATCTCGGACACGACAATGGCTGCAAGTGGCACGACCAAGCGTGTCACGCAAGCGGTCCTGTCTTCCTCCATTTTGGCTTCCGCCCAACCGCTAGACGCCACCCTCACCGCGCTGGCTGGCCTCACCATTGCGGCTGACAGCCTAGCAATAGGAACGGGAGCGGACGCATTCACGCAGACCACATTTGCTGCCAATACTCTCCCTGCCCGAGCCAGCACAGGGAGCTTGGCGGCAAAGCCAATCACCGACTTCGGACTGTCTCTAATTGACGATGCTGCTGCCAGCAATGCACGCACCACGCTGGGACTTGCCATTGGAACAGACGTGCTGGCCTATCAACCAACGCAGATTCAGTTTGGTGGTTCAACCAGCTCGTTCCCAATGCTGTTACGGAGCAGCACAATATTAAAAGCTCGGCTGGCTGACAACTCCGACTACGCGCAGGTTCAAGCGCAGACGTTCGGAAACAAGGATGCGGGCGCAACGAGTAGCGTCCTCGACTTCTCCTCAACAGCCTCGATGTTTCCGCAGTTTTTGGTGGATAACGCAAGCTCCTCTTCGCTGACTCAAATCCGGTTAAACAAAAAAGAATCCGGCTCCAACACTCTTACAAACGGAGGAGAAGTTGGTTTGATAGCGTGGAACACAATGTCGTTCTTGAAGGGGATTGCTACTGCAAATGTTACCGGAGGATACTCAACAGTTGACTTGGCTTTGCGGACTACCAACGCGGCGGGAACGACTGCAAATCGCGTTCGGTTCACGGCAGAGGGACAGGTTGGCATCGGCGAAGAATCACCCAGCGGGATGCTCCACATCGCCCCTAGCGCAGCCGCCACCAAGGGCATTTTCATCAAAGGAGCGGCAAGCCAGACTGGCAATTACCTTGAGGTCGTAACCAGCGCGTCGGCTGGGGTGTGTAAGCTCACGACAAATTCTGCCGCGACAGTTTTCAACCTGCACTTGGGCCAAATCAATGCTACACAGAGCTTAATCTTCTCAACCACAGTAACCGATGCTCGCATCGAGTCTGATGGATATGGCCTCTCGCTTCGCTCCCGCGACGGCACTCAGTATGTCAGCATTTTCACCAAGTCAACGACGGTAGCCGCGTTCTCGGTAGATGCCAATGCTACCATGAAATATGGGCAAGGCATTACAGGCATCTCCACATCATCGTGGACAATTCAGGGAGTCGTTTCACGAACAGCACAGAACGGCAGTGTCACCTACAATGACTCCTCATCCACGGGAACCGTTGCCACGGTTTGCCTCAACTCGATGGCTGGTCAGAACATTTCTGCTACCGCTGCCACCACCTACACAAACGCTTCGACGCTGTATCTCGAAAGCACTCCGAACGCCGGGGCAAACGTAACAATGACGAACCGGTGGAGCTTGCACACCTCGGGCGGTGCATACGTTGAAGGAACTTTACAACTAGCTGGTGGAGCATCGTTGCTTAAAACGCAAGCGGCACTCACCGCTGGCAGCACCGCCAACGTCCCAACGCTTTCCTCTGGCCCTGTCACAGGAAACCCAACGAAGTGGATTGCAATCAACGACGCAGGCACGACCCGATACATCCCGACTTGGTAACAACTAAAACCTATGTTCACACTGCCAAAACCAATCACCCTCGTTGCTGTTCAGAACTTCATCAGCGACGAGGTTCATATCACCGGGAAATCCACGGGCAAGCCTACCGCTGTGCTGTCCTTCGTGGCCGTGAGTGAGGATTCCGAGATGGTTCCAAACGCACCAGCCTTAATCGTCACCCTGACTGGCGACGCATACAACACTTTCTATGCTTCTTGGAACGGTGAAGGTGCGCTTTACGAGACGGTGAAAGACCTTCTCGCCACTCAGATAGAAGGGGTGAGCGTGTCCAGCGCCACCCTCACAAGCGCCAGCCTAACCGCGAATGTCCAAGAAGTTATGAACTGATATGGCACCCAACCAAGCAATCCAAGTCCTCCGCAGCGTCTTGAACGCTCCCGCCGTGAAGCTGCTGCTCAGTTCACAAGACATATCGATGGCCGAGCAAGCCATTCAGGCGCTCGAAAAAGCCACCGAGAAAGACACCACCAGTGCCGTGGACAAAACGTAATGTCTGACTTTAATCCCAACTCAACGGACGCGGTGCTGAGTCGAATCGAGACCACGCTCAACGCGCACGTCGATGAGACTCGGCTGTATCGAATGTCCAACGACGCAGCGCACGGAGCGGTGCTGGCCCGTGTGGCCGAGCTTGAGGGCGACAAGAAGAAGATTCTCGGCATCGCAATCGGTGCCGGCATCGGCGCGGGTGGCGTCGGCGCTGCGATTGGTCAACTGTTCGGAAAACACTAACATAATGAAGACATCCTCTTGGAAGACAACTGCCGCCGGCCTCTCGGCTATTATTGCCTCGGTTGCTGGTGCGTTGAACCTGCTGTTCGATGCGAACCCCAACACCAACCCCGACTGGACGGCTGTCATCGCCGCCGTCGGAGCCGGCATCGGCCTCATCGCCGCTCGGGACAATGACAAGAGCAGCGAGGATGTCGGCTCGCTGTGAGCGCAGTGCTAGCCATCTTGGCGGCGTTGGTGCCGTTCGTGATCTGGCTGGTAAAACGCAAAGCCGCCCTCGATGAACTGCCCGCAACAAGACTCAAGCGCCACGAAGACGAGGCTCGCGAGGTTATTGCTGACCGCGATATTAAGCGCGTCAACGCTATCCTTGACGAGCGGCTGCGTGCGCTTGGTCGTAATCCCGGCGGACAAAGAGATCGTGTATCTCAAGCTGCACCAACCCAGCCCGAAGGAGGGCTACCTCGTCCCTGAAGCGAAGATGCTTGAGATCCTAGACGCCCTCGGCAAGCGCGAGGTGCAAACCCGATGAAGGTCAACGTCAAATAATTTATGGCACAGATTCTAAAAGGCACGACCTACACTTCCGGCGGGACCGTCACAGACACGAACCTGAACAACCTCGTCGATAATGCGACGCTTCAGGCGGACGCAATCGACGCGCAGACTGACAGGCCGGTGCTTGCGACCAGCGACACGTTTCTAGTCACGTCAGGTGCTACGCTGAGGAAGGTGACCCTCGCCAACTTGCTCAAGGTGTCGCCCATCATCGGTGGCACCACACCCGCAGCGGTGACGGCGACGACGCTGGCGTCCACCACGCTGACCACCTCTGGCCTAGCCACCGTGGGCACGCTGACCAGCACTGGTCTTGCAACGGCTGGCTCGTTGTCGGTGGGTGGCACCAGCGCACACACGGGAGCAGCGACGTTCGCATCCACGGCAGCGTTCACGGGCGCGGCCACGTTTGATGTGGCTCCTAACTTCAACGGGGGTGCGAACCTCGGCAACGCCGCCGCTGACCCGGTGGTGCTGAACTGCACGATCTCAGGCACCCTCAAAGGAGAGCCGGTGGTGGACCTGACCGATGTCGGCACCCCCGCATCTGGCGACAAGATGTTGATCAAGGACGTGAGCGACAGCAACAAGCTCAAGTCGGCATCATTGCCGGCGCAGTATATCAAGGTGGCTGTGCGGTGTGACGCAAGCGGGAACATCATTGGGACGGCCCTGAATGTCACAAGCGTGACAAACCCAACCACAGGTAACTACACCGTCACATTCCCGGCTCTTGGAAGCGCAAACTACATCCCTATTGTGTCGAGTGGTCAAAGTAGTTACACCGCTAACTTCAGTAGCACAACGCAAACGACGTGCAATATACAAACATCCGCTAACGCCACGTTTAACAATTTACCGTGGAGCTTAGTGATATTAGAGGTATAACCTAATGACCATCTCTGACATCGCAACACTGGTCTGCACCAAGATGGGTCGCACCGACTCGGACACACTCTCGGTGGCGAAGAGCCTGCTCAAGCGTCGCTACCAGATGATCTACGACTCCGCGCTGTGGGCCGAGTCGCTCGCTACGGTGTCCAAGGCGGTCGTGGCGGGCTCGCCGGACGTTACGCTAGACCAAGACCCCGATGTTTACTACGCGCCCAACCAGAGCGTGTCAGGCTCCACTGCGCCCCGGCTGGAGATCCCCATCTCGGTGCGCTTCATCGTGACCGCCGAGACGGACGGCATCGAGCTTGTCCCCTCCGACTGGTGGACGTTCTTCCAGATCGATCCGAACATCCTGACCAACGACGCCAGCCATCGTGCGCGGCCCACTCGGTTCATCCACCTCCCTCGCGTCAACACCGGGACGGCCACTCCCGCTCGCATCCGCCTCGTCCCTTCGCCTGACACGGACGGCACGGTGTATGTCCTTGGCAAGCTGAAGTGGGCGGAACCCGCTGACTCGGACACGCCGACCATCAACGGCATCGAGAACACGCTGCTGGCGATGTGCGAGGCAGATATGCTGGAGCGCCACCGGCAGTATGGGAAGGCGCAACTCAAAATGAACGAGGCCGGCGTCCTGCTCACCCAGATGCGTGAGGCGCACAAGAACCAGTTCGCCTCCGAGACCGTCATAATCCCGTGGGGTGCGAGCGACTCCAGGTCTGAGCTTGGTTTCTAACCTATGCCCGTCCTCTTCAACGACGCGATTGACGATATGCCTGTGCTGGACAGGCAGGCTGTGTTTGCTCAACAGCGCAGCAACGCACGGGCGAACCTGCTGGGCGAGTCCGAGTGTGCCTTACTCCAGAACGTCTCCACTGGCAGCACGGGTGTGTGCAAGTCGCGCCGGGGCTTCCACTACGTTGCGGCACTGCCCTGTAGCGGCACGGTGCAAGGTGCGGCCTTCTTTGATTCGTTGGCTGAGTATCTGGTGGTGGTTAGAGGCGGCATCATCTACGTCCTCGACTCCACCTACGCCACTGTCGGGAGCAGTTACGACAACTTCACATTGAACAACGGCAACACGACAAACCGCGCCTCGTTCGCCCAGATCGCTGACAAGATGTTCGTCAGCACAGGTGGCAATACCGAGAAGTTGGTGCAGATTAGCATGGCAGTCGGCCCGCCCGTGTTGCCCGTGTTCTCACTGTCCACCGAGAGCCTTTACGCTCACCGACTGATGGTGGCGCAGAACTTCCGCCTGTTCTCGGTAGCCAATGCAACGACTTCGGTGGCGACCAACTCCTCGATCTACACGTCAGGCTTCCTTCCTAGCACGCCAACGGTGTTCAACGGAGCCGTCAGCTTCGATGTCGGCCAAGACTACGACGACATCACCGCACTTGCTGCCGGCACGGACTTCTTGCTCTACGTCTTCAAGGAGAGATCCTGCTACGCTGTGGGAACACTACCAACAGCGTCCACAGGAAGCGGACCCACGGCAGCAGCCGCCTTCACCATACGCCAACTGTCTCGCGACATCGGGTGCGTGTCGGCTCGCACGGTGGTTCAGATTGGCAACGACACGTTCTTCCTTTCCCGCGACGGGG